CTCTAATGCAGATGGGTTCGCAGTGTTGCATGACGAGTTTGCGCCATCTGGCATATTCGGCTGTTTGGTGGAGGCTGCTCATCTTGTTGTGTCTATGAGTATGCGGGAGATGGATGCTTGTGGGTAGCCCTTGGCCCTAGCCTGGTCTGCACGCATGAGCCGCCCGGTGAGGTTGTCTCTACAGTACAAGCATGGCCATGTGCCTGCGGTGTTGTCTATCCATCCTTTGTAGCATCTGGCGTGGTCGCATCCGCAGCCTGTGAGGCCACAGTGTGAGTCGTATTTGCTGTAGTGGATTGGTTCGTGTGTCATGCGTTTGTCCTTTGGTCTAGTGATCGCCCTTTGTCTTTGGCTTGGTGGCCCAATCCAAAGGGCTCTTGGTGGTTGGTTTTTGGTATTACTCACCCTACCTGCGTGGTCGGGCGTGTTGCCCTGTCCTACACGAAACCAGTGCTATTTCCTCCGGCATACTGGTTAATCGTCTACCCTGTAATGATCGGGGCGTCAGGGCATGACACGCCACATCTATCGTTATGGTGGAGTAACAGATTGTGGGTAGTTGTCACCATTGTCACTGTCTTTTGAGTTGTAGATCTTTGCTTCCCATTGGTCTCGCAACGCCTTAGCCTGGTCTTTTGTCATTCGACCATGGCCTCCGACCTTAATTCTTAGGTTTGGTGGTTGGATTACATAAGTACCCTTATTTGGCATTAGATCGCCTTTTGCAGATGGTCAATGTATCCGGATGCGTCGGTTTTATTCATCTCAGTGATTGATGTCACGGCCTTTTTATTGAGCCCGGTTAGCCAATCGTTGACGTTGGCGAGCTTGTCTACATCCTCACGTATGTCACGCTTGGCGAGGATTGCGTGGATCGCTTTGAGTTGCGGGCCTGTCAATGGGTACATACTGGAGCCTTTACCGGGCACTGCCCCGTCATAGGCTGGTGCTGGTGCCTCAGTCATCCAAGGGTCATCCGGTGCGGCCTCAGTGGTTCGCATGACCTTCCCGCGTTCTTTAGCGTGCTGTATTTCGTCCAGTGTGGCGATAGATGCGTCGATCCCAATGCCTAGGGCCCCGATCGCTCGACCCCAAGCGCTCGTTTCAAGGTTTTGTAATTCCGATCCTCGAGTGAAGTTAGTTGTCCCGGGTACGATTTCCCACGCTGTACCGATGCCAGGGCGTTGATCGTCGGGTGTGCGGTATGCGTGAGCGCGCCCGATTACCCATTGTTTGCCCTCGACCTCGACGAATTGAGGCGGGTCCATTTGTAGTGATCCCTCAGGGTGCCGGGCCATAAATAGTTTGATTCGGGTCGGTACGTCCACATACCCGTCAAGGTTGTATGTCATTCGCTGTCCGTATCGTCGAGCATTTGCCTAATCATGCGTCTGACATCGGAGACGGTTTCGCATTTCTCGACATCTATATCGTCAAGGACATTGGTCAAGGCTTGGACGTAGCCTTCGAGGTAGTCACCCATGACTGCCACCTACATAGCCCCACGCTAGACCGATGACTAGGCCTGCCAGTAGGCAAGCGAGCCCTACCAGTGCGGGGTTCATGCGGTGCGCTTCCACATGCGGATAGAGCGGCCATTATTGGACTCTCTTGTGCTCACCACAAAGTTACCCATGGAGGTAATGACACCCATTGACGACCATGAGCGGAATAGTGCCCCTATTTGGTTTGGGTGCCCGTCGGGTAGGCCGATCGCTTCGATGAGTAGGTCGGCGCTGAATAGGCCGCCGATAGCCAGCGATTTACGGAAGATGGTGGCTTGGATGCGCCAATTCTTGTCTATTTCTGCGAGCACCTGGACGTCTTCACGATCAAAGCGTTCGCAGTAGGTGCAGAGTTGCCCGGTGCAATTATGCCCGGGCCTGTCGAGTTGTATGTCACCAATCGAGTCGAATAGTGAGTATGTCATTGTTCCCCTTTTCGTTCTAGTGGCTAGTGTGTTGGCGAGGCTACCCACTAGAAAGTAGCCCCGCCGAAGACATCCTCTGAACTTATGTGCCAGAGGTACGCGGCTTCCCCTCCGCTGGTATGTCTGTGTGCCTATCTTTGTAAGGTGTAGATGCCGTGTCAAGGTCTTTAGTCATTCCGGCGTGTTTGGCATAATCTCTGGCGACCAACGGTCACGAGTGAATCGCCTATATGCGAGGGTGGGTTTACCGTCGCGAATCACGATAAAAGCCTGCCCATCGAGACCTAAATGATCTAGGTCGAATAGGTGATACGTGGCGTTTAGCACTTGTGCCTGGTCTGGTTCCAATGATCGGCCCCCCGCCCGTTATCCCATGCCGTGTAAAAGGCGCGGTCTTGCCAGTAGCGGTTCCATTCCTGTATCGGGTGCTGACGTAGTGCCTTTATCTCTGAGATCAGGCCGTCGGCGGTCGATCGACTTTCGCGGATCATCATGTATGTCAGGCTAATACGCCATTGACTGTCCAAGAATTGATACGCGCCGGATGCGGTCGATATGGTTCCTCGAGCCCTATAGTTAGATCGGGATTCCCTGTGCATAATGCACTTCCGGACCTTTGCCCATTTATGGTGGTAATGCTGCCCGGTATACAGGCTTGGTTCGTGTCCCTTCCAGTCTTTCGCCTCCATCGAGCTCGCTGCACATGCCGGGGCCGTGAGTAAGGCCGCGCACATAAGCAATTCCGTGATCATTTGTGCTCAATGATCGTCACCGTGCTCGATATTCGTGTGCGCCGAACGATGTAGGCGTCCACACTTTCGCGGTCAATGCGACGATGCCCGCCGGGTGTGACAATGGCGTCGATGCGGCCCGCGTCCGAATATCTGCGGATAGCGTCGCGTGATACGCCTAGCATCTCGGCGGCTTCCCCTGGTCGAATGTAATCTGACATTTGTTCCCCTTCGATAGGCGTCAATCTTATCCGCTATTTGTTTGTTTTACGTGCTTTTCTTAGGTCGCGTGTCCAGCGGGCTTTAACAATGGGGGACCTAGCAAGGATTGGAAGAGGGAATATGGTGCCGTCACGGTCAGCGGCTGACGTGAAAGACACGTGGATATGGGCTGTGTGCCCCCAATTACCGTGCCGCCATGACCAGAATGTCTTCCGGTATGTACCGGAGGCGATCCGGTTCTCGTACACCACATATTTAAGTCTTTTAGCACCGGGGAGACCGCTAGAGGCGTATTCGAGTAACTGGTTGGCGAGTCGTTTGGCGGTTCGCCCGTTACGGTTTCGGCCTTTCCCCATATTCTCATCAATGTCGATTGCGTGCACTACGCCGGCCTTGTTCGGATTGTGGTCAGATACCCTCGATGCGTGAGCCCGGTCCCCGATCCATCCATCTGAGCGTTTGTCACGCTTACGCCACTTACGGTTTACTTGATCCCGTAGTGTGACGCCGCCTTTACAGAGTCTCGCCATTATCTAGCCGTCCATATCGTGTGTCGTCGCCGTTTAATGCGTTAATGATTACGGGTATGACTGCCGCCGAGACGGCGACTATTAGCGGGTGCACGTCGGCGGTTGCGAGCCATGACAGTAACGCGCCGAGTGCAGCGCCTGACGCTATTTTGACGATGGAGCCTTCCCATGTGGAGGCGAGCCAATGCTTCATATCAGAGTCCTAAC